CTAACCGCCAGCCTTCTGATCGAAATAATAGAATAAAATGGACAAAAACAGGTCGGATTTTTAAAATCCGACCTGTTTTGTCAACGGTCTGAAAGGAACTTTAAAAGTTCCTTTATTTCAAAAGGGACAACATTTTCGCTTTTGTCTTCGGTCCGTATATCCCGTCCGCTCCCAAACCGTACATCAGCTGAAAACGTTTCACCGCATTTGCCGTCTTCATTCCGTAATATCCGTCGATCCCGTTGTTTTTGGCCCCTTTATCAGGGTAGTAATAAAGAGCGGCAAGGGCTGTCTGGATTTGTGTGACGGCCGTTCCCTTCATCAGCGGGTTTTTCACCTTATAAATGCCGTCGGGAAGGGTCCACGTCTTGCTCTTGCCGGCTGCTGACGCTTCAGCGGCCGAGAGGGCTTTTTCAGTTGACGGACCGTAAATGCCGTCGGCTTTAATTCCCGCTTTCTTTTGCAAAGAAACAACCGCATGCACCGTCTCGTCTCCATAGCTTCCGTCCGCGCCGTATTTAGGCAGCGAAAAACCGGCCGCGACCAAGCGTGTTTGCAGCTTTTTCACATGAGAGCCTGACATTCCTTTTTTGAGGATAATGCCCGACGATGAACTTGTCTGGCTGGTGGAGGCAGCCGATACGGAAACGGTTTTCCTCCCCAAAAGGGAATCTACTCTTTTACGGAAAGCTGACAATTGGCCGGCATCTCTCACCCACGGGGTTGGACAGCCTTTGTTAGTGACATCGTAATGGCGGACAATCCGATCTGTGGACAAACCGTATGTCTTGCACAAATCCGCTACAAGCTCTGCCGCATTGCGAATCGTCTCTTCATGGATGGTACCGTCTTTTTCCACGCACATTTCGACCCCGAGAGCCGTGGTATTGGCATTCGGCTTCAGAAAGCTGACATAGCAGCGGTTTTGATCATGCGCATGATATGCGACTTCATGATCGGGTATAATATGCTGCGCCTCATGGCGGTCGACAAAATAATGAGCCGACGCATAACGCTTGTCGGCAATGCATGTGCCATTGAAATAATTTCGCTCATTCAATGCCGAAGCCCCGGGCGTCGCCGTCCAATGCATGACGATGCCTTTGACTGCCGCAAGCTTCAGCCCGGGACGGGTGTATTGATTGACTTTTACAAAGTTATTGATTACTTTGACCAAACTTCATCATTCCTTTTCAAATTCAATTCTGGAAAGTCTGAAAGGAAGCTTTATTTCGTTAAACCTTTTTTCTGTAAAACTTCTTTTTGCATTTTCCCTTTGCTCGTCACATAGTTGTTCTTATACCAGGCAACGAGCGATGCAGCGATCGTAAAAGCCGCAGATCCGGCCGAATACAGGGCATCCGCCAATGTATGAATCTGATCTTCAGCGACCGGCAAAACCGGCTTTCCAAACATGATCAACGTCTGATTGACCAGCGCAATAAAAAGAAGCACCGTCCTGACGACCGTGCCTTTGTCGATATGTTTCATGATGATGTCCTCCCTTATTTCTGCAATAAATTATAAAAAACAGCGATCGCGCCGCCGATGATGCCGGTGCTGACCGCTGTAATAATCGCGCCTGTGATGCTGCGCTTGATCCAAGTTGTATTCTCTTCGATTTTGTTCAGCTTTTCGTTAATCGAGATGATTTGCTGATCGTGGCGGTCTGATGTTCTTTCGAGTGTACTGACGCGCTGTTCGAGTGATTTTTGATCAGCTTTCATCTCCTGAACTTCTTTTTGGAATATATCCAGTTCTGGTGCTTCCGGCATTTTAATTCCCTCTTTCATATTTTATGCGGCCTTAAAACTAAATCCTAAACTGATATATTCATTTGGATTTACTGTATTTGAGCAGTTTTCGATCACGACATTACCATCAACACTCACTTGCAGCCTATGATACTGCGGAGTATTGGACATGCCCAATTGAGATGCTACACCTACAAACTGAAAAGCGCGGGACGGCCGATATCCTTTCGGCAATACGAATGCAGGTATATTAAAACCAATTTTCCCTTTTGCTATTGCACCTTCAACAAATACCGTACCTGTGGCATCTTTTGTATAACGAACTTTAGTGCTGTCCGCATAATTAACCCATTCGTTTAAAAGCGTTGGAAAGTGCCAAGTTAAGTTCGCCAACTTTGCCTCGAGACTCTCCGCGGAAATTAATTCTGTCCAGTCAGTCCAGTTGCCCCCGGCTATTGTTTTCCGATAGGTTCTATTTGCATTGTCAAACGCGATCGCTTGACCATAGTTACCTAAAGCGTTGCAAGTCCAAATCCCTCGAACGGCCGCACCTGGTCCGTTTATAGCTCCTGAGGCTGCCGTAAAATGTATCAGTCCGGTATACTGAGGGAGGATCGTTTGAAAGTCATCTTCGGCGCTTATATATACCTTTGCTTGTCCATTGTCCCCGGTAATATTAAAAATTTGACTTCCATTCCATTTATTTCTCTCATCTTCAGTAACATGCCGTGTTTGATCGTTATGATGCAAGTCAAACTCATCTTTTGTGGCCTGTCTTTTATTGATCACTTCCCCCAGACCGACCTGGGATTTTGTTACACCATGCGGGTTACCTTTGTTCGAAATGTGTGCATCTGTATAGGCAGTTGAACGTTGTTCAGCTTCGGCGGCAAACTGTGCAATCGACTCATCATTTGCATTCAGCTGGTCGATAACCTGATTAAACAAATCGGCATGGGCTCTGTCCGTCGTTCTGAAAGATCTCGGTTTTTGGATGTCCAATTTATATTAACCCTCCTCTGTGAAAAAGTAATCTATTCATTTTGCTATGCAGCTCTAAACTTAAACCCGAAAGTAATAAACTCGTTTGGATTTACTGTATTTGAACTGGATTGAATGCATACCCTTCCGTCAGTATCGATCAGTGTCCGGTGGATTTGCGGTATTGACCCAGTACCTATACTTGATGCAACACCTATAAAGTACATCGCTTGAATCGGGCGGAACCCCTCAGGCAGCGTAAACGCAGGAATATCAAAGCCAATCGTCCCGCCCGTTATTGATCCGATAATTTCGACTTCTCCAAGCATATTTTTACAAAACCGGACTTTGTGCGACCCATACTGTTTCCATCCATTTGTCAACGTTGGAGTCTGCCAAGCAACGTTTAAATCGGCGTTTGTGACTACTCTTTTCCATTCTCGAAACTGTCCATCTGTGTGAACTGTTCCATGCCATAAAGTATTATCATAGCTCCGCCACGCATGGATGGTCTTTCTTCCAGCGCCAGTTTCAATTACATCGTAATTAAACCAGGAGCTGTCGTTTTCTACAGGGCTGTTTTGAACAACATGGCCCATAGCATAATAAAAACCTGTCGGCAGCGTTAATAAATCCGTTCCATCCGGCAGTTTTGTGCGCGTTCCATTATTATCAGTAATTTTATATAACTGTGCATTGTTCCATTTTTCCCGTTCATCTTCATTCACATGGAGATTCGTATTTTGTTCATGAGCATCAACCTTGGCCTGTGCTCCACTGGTCGTTTCCTGGGTCTGCCATGGCGTCCATGTTGTTGAATCGGATTTTCTGAATCTAAAATACGACTGTGTCCCTTTGTACGATTCATAAGCTGCCTGAACCAAGGTATTGCCGAAACTCATGACAAGCAAAAATATCCGATTTGATGAAGGTGGCGAGTTGATTCCTTCATTATAGATGAGATACATGCCGGTTTCTGTCAAAGTGTTAAAATCTGTTGTTTCTGAACTGCCTCTGTAAAAGACTTTTCCGTTATTTTCGGTTATTTTATATAACTGCCCCGCGCTCCATTTTTCCCTCTCTTTGTCGGTGATGTGAATCGAATGGTCGTTAGCATGGGCATCAGTATACGTTTTAGCCCTTTCTTCAGCTTCCTCAGCCCGCTTTGCAATCCGTTCATCGTTTACATTCAGCTGATCTATCGCTTCGTTGAACAAGTCGGCATGGGCGCGGTCTGTTGTTTCAAAGCGTCTCGGTTTTTGGATGTCCACCTTGTTTCAGCTCCTTTAATAAATGTCGTCGATTTCAAAGACGAACTCGATGTCGCCGTCTTTCTGCTTGTCTGTCATCGTTCTGACCGCTGTGAATTTTCCGGCTTCATCGACAAGGGCGAGCTCGTTGATCGTTTCCCCTGCGAGTTCGCTTTCTCCCAATGTACATGTATAACGGACTTTCGCCGGCTCCATAAAGGCAAAGCCGTCGATATCCTTTTGCAGAAGTTCGTTTTTCAGGGCCTGTTCGTTGCCCTGCAGAGGAACGGGTTCGCCTTTATCGTTTGTACCTCCGTTTCCGAAAGCCATTTTTGTGATTTTGGTGAGCTTGCCGCCCTCAGCCCGTGCTTTTGCCATTTGCTGTCTCGCATAAAGCGTTGTCACTGTTAATTGTTG